AGACCGTAGCGGCCGCGACCATATACCTAATTTGTGGAGTCTCATAGATCTCCTTTGTAGCGCGATTGCGTACAAGATACTTCTCAATAAGTTGTTCAATTGCTGCATAACTATATCCTTCATCTTTGTCATGGTCCAGCATGTCGTTCATGCGGTTCCAATCTTCTTCACTATACCACTCAAGAAGTTCAGATGTGTATAGGCCTGTGGCTACATTTTTCTTTACAATTTCATAAAGATGCGGAGGTTCATAACTTCCATATACATCTTTACGTAACATTGATAGGCGTTGTTTGCCTGCTACGTATTGATAATTGGTGTGACCTACATCTGGATTTGATTCTATATCAATCAAGTCTACAATGGCTCGCAATGTGATACCATCAATTTCTTGTGTGGTGATGCCATCATAAAAATGTAATTGTGCTTTGATTTCTATCATGCTCTGACTTACGTCAGCAATACCTTGACAGACTTTGGCAACTTGTGCCTGCCACTTGTCAATATGCAGTGGCTCTTTTACGCCGCTTCTTTTAACTACTGTAATCTGCGTCATTCTACTCTCGTTCTGTTTTAAATTTTTACCGCTACGTAATTTGGTGTTGCTGGTATTGCCTTTTGATTTTTACTTTAGTGAAGGTATTTACGATATCTTCAGCCTTCCAATTAAGTATATATTTTTCTTTTGCTACCTGGACTAAATTACCGTCATCTTCGGTCAAAACCAGGGTTGCATCGGCCATATCCGCACGGTCAAGCATACTGATAGTATACACTATTCCAAGCCCACGAGCAAGATCACAATAGACATTATCGCTCAAAAGTTGCCAGGGATCCGGCCAGGCTGGTTGGTCGTCCCAATGTAGATAATATGGGCGCCATGGAGTACCAAACCACCAAGAGTTAACTTCTTTTAAGGCTGAGTCTAAGGGGAGATTTTGAACATGGTCCCGTAGCTGGTTCCAGCTGGCGAGCCTGGCATCAAAAGTAGTGGGCCACATCAAGCTAGGTATGTAATAGAATAAGAAATAGATCCAGTTGTTCCAATGTCGTTAGTTGTATAGTCTAAACTAACAATATCGCCAGACTGGCTAACTGTTAAAGTAACCCCGGTGTCGTTGTTTTCAACATAGTCATCGCTAGAAGTAATACCCAAACTTGAATCGCCAACATCGGTGGCCACTAAAATAGTACCAGTACGATACGTGTAACCTCGTACAATGGTATAGTTTACGTTAAATGCTTTTACCGCGGTTGCATTTAACTCAAACACATTGGCTGTGGTATTATTGGCCAAAGTCAGGATGCTGCCACTTTCGCGAACATAGGTGCCCATGGCCAACTGTGACCCATTGGTTGTGGCAATACTGATAGCGTTGTTGAGATTAATTCTAGGATAAACCGCTGCATCTGTGTCATCACGCTCAAACATGTCACTGATGCTGATGTTGTTGTTGCCTTGTATGTCAATAATTGAGGTAGCCGGAGAGCCAGCACCGTTAAAATGATTTCCTACATCATAGAATATATTATATCCACTTGCATTTAAACTTGTAAGGCCAAAAATAATGCCTTCGGCATAGATGTTGTCAAACAGATTGTGTACTATGCGAACCCCGGTTGGGCCCGGACCACCTTCAACAAATTCAAATCCACTATACAATGTATCTAATTTACTATTTGAAAATACTATGCCTTTGATTTGTTGACTACTGTAACTGGCCCAGGTAGTGCCAGAAAATCTACAACCATCAAACACAATTTGATCACATATGTAACTAACAGTACTGGCAAATTCAACTCCCATGGTACCGGCTGCATCCGAAGTTAAATCTGTCGTGGTCAATGGGCCTTCAAAACTGACATTCTGAAAACGACAATTGGTAGCATCCTGCACCAAAAACGGTGTGGCTGTGACATTGTTGTTTTGGAATTTCATATTGCTGATGGTGATAAAGGCCGGAGGAATAGCTCCACCAGACCCAATGTTGGCACCTATCTGTTGTAAGCTGTCGGCTGTGCGGGCTGCATAATCGTTGATGCTTGGGTCCAATGCAATTATTGAATTGTCTAGGCCTTCTCCATACAAGGTGGCATAAGGAGGAATGTTGATTGACCCACTCACACGATACACACCAGCTGGGAAAAATAAACTACGTCGTATTTGCGGGTTTGTTTCTCTACAGAACAATTGATACAGAGCACGATTGATAGCTGCAGTATCGTCTGTGACTCCGTCGCCTGTTGCACCAAAATCAGTTACCGTAGCAAACTGATCTAACCAACTTTGCAAACTTTGTGTTACTGGGGTGCCGGGTGTAGGGCCAGTTTGTACTGTATATCCGGCTGCTTCGCCTTTGTAGGTGTATGTTGTGGTAAAATTTAAAATATCACTGAATTCTGTTAAAATTTCAGTGTTTCCAACAATAGGAGCACCTTCGTCTAATGCACCATTGCCGATCCATAATTGGCGTGTATCGAGTGACCAGCCAAATTCTGCACCGGCTAGTTGCGGTAAATTTTCTGCTAATCCTTTACGATTAGTGATCTGGGATATTTGTACAATGGCCAATTTAGTCTTCCTTGAATTCTATCCAGTATTTAGCTGGTTAGGCTTGTAGGTAGTACAGCTCTAAACGACGCCACCACTGATCCGCCCAATAGTCAAAATCCTTGCTTTCCAGTGTAAATTCTTGATATTTTGGACGCTCTAAAGGACGACCCATTTCGTCTGTTGGCGGTTTAACGCACATCAGCACTACACCCTTGCGTATGTTAGTTCCATACACTTCGTTGTGTGCTAGTGCATAGGCCACCAGCTGTAAGTAATAATCCGTGATCCACTCTTGCCGCTTGGGTTTATTGGTTTGTTTAAAGTCCAAGATACTTTCGTCTTTCTGATGTATGCCCACACAGTCTGTAGTTCCAGCATACAGCTTAGGAAAGTATAAAGGAATTTCTACACCCCAGAACTCATCAACATTCTTGAGTCCATCTTCAATCACAGTTTGTGCCATGGCATGACTAGCCCAGCCAAACGGATTACTACCTTTGTCTTTTAGTTCATTATTTTTTACATAATGTTCCAAATAGGTGTGCATTCTAGTTCCACGATTGGCAGCTTCAGTTGTAATCTGCTGTGCCTTGGCATGTCCTACATTTTTACGCCATTGCTCTAAGGCAGCCTTACTTTCCGCTGGTTTAGTTTTGTCCAGGATAGTTGTTACGCTAGGAACTCGACTTCCGTCGGGTGTAGCATATAAACGTTTGCCTTCTTCGCTGGTGCGACTTAATTCATGATAGTTGAATTTTGGGTTATACATAATTATAGACAATTATAGACAATTATAGTCCAATTGTCAACTATATTCTAAAACTTTCTCCGCATCCACACCGGTCTTTTTCCATAGGATTATTAAATTCAAATCCTTCATTAAGGCCTTGACGCACATAATCAATTTCTAGACCATTTAAATAGGCACTACTTTTAGGATCAACGACAATGATAAATCTATCCTGCTCATATGCAATATCTTCTGGATTGACTTTATCAACATATTCTAACACATAAGCAAGTCCACTACAACCAGTGGTCCTGACTCCAAGGCGAATGCCCAGGCCTTGCCCACGTTTAGTCAAGTTTGCAACAATTTTTTTAGAGGCTGTTTCAGTTACTTGAATCATGCTTGCTTCTATAGTCTGCTACCGCGGCTTTAATAGCATCTTCCGCAAGGATACTGCAATGGATCTTAACTGGTGGAAGCGCGAGTTCTTCAGCGATGTCAGAATTCTTAATTGATCCAGCTTGCTCAAGCGTTTTTCCTTTGACCCACTCCGTAACAAGCGAACTACTCGCGATCGCCGACCCACACCCGTATGTTTTAAATTTTGCATCTGTGATGATTCCATCTTCAACTTTGATTTGTAGCTTAAGAACATCTCCGCAACTAGGAGCTCCAACTAACCCTGTACCAACGTTTTTATCCTCGGTATCTAACCGCCCAACATTTCTGGGATTTTCATAATGGTCAATTACGGCATCGCTATAAGACATACTGTTCTCCTAATATTGATTTTAACATATCTTCAGACTGAAAGCAATCCCATTTGGATCTATTTTCTTCTCCTAAGATATAACGCAGATTTTGTCTGCCGCCGATTATTGCTGGATCAATTCTTAACTCAAATCCTTGACGAAATGGAATAATGTGATCTAACTGGTATTGATGCTTGTGTTTACCGGTATTAGATGGAACTAGTCCTTCTTGTTTCATTTTATAAACACTTCAATACGTAGCTTTGCGACATTCTCTTTTATATGCAGAAAACTGGTCATCTATATAATTTTTAGGGCGCACATTGTTTAATCGTCCATTCCAATTAGGATTATTCTGTCCTAACATTCGTCGACGAGCAACTTCATTTGGAATTCCTTTATTCCAGCCCCATCCTTTTTTAAGACCCTCTTTATTTTGTTTTGCTTTTTGTTCTTCAGTAAGTTTAATGCCTTTGTTCCAAGGTTTATACTCGCCTCGATTAAGTGGGTTTTTACATTTTTGAGAACAGTAATCCAAGAATTGAGGCCGAGTAGTAAACTCAGTTGAACAAAATAAACATTTTTTAATTAGACCATACTTGTTTTTCATACAAGTATTTATCTTCTTGGCGCACCCGCTTGTTATACCTGTTCTAGCGTAAATTTCTTTCGAGCTTCTTTTTTACTAACGGCAAATAATCTGTTTTTGTAGTCTAAGCTTTCTGGACAAAATTTACACATTGTCAATTGCTCATCAATTGTGTCTAAAAACTCTGCACCACGTTCTGGATACTCGTATGACGATAACGGTCGATAAGAATTTAAAATTGCTCTGTCTTCATCTGAAATATCAAATCCGTGTTGTCGATCAAACTCTGGAAACAATGCAGCTGGTCCACATTTATACAATTTGCCTTTGATCATATGATAATTTTTATGTATGCGGAATCCACAACTGTTATGTGCTACATGGGGTCTACTGTTGTGAAGTGTAAACTTACCGGTATGATCACGATTAATTGCGCTATCGTAAAAATCATATTGTATCCATAACGGAATAGCAACTTTGTTTTCGTCTATCCAGGCAATATCAGCACCGTACTCGTTGCGTGGATCATTTTTTTCTAATCGTGTAATCGAGCCTCGAAGAAACTTGTGAACTTCTGCTTCAAACTCATCAATGGTGTTGGGGTTGTGCCAACTTATACCCATCCAATTGCCATTTATTTGCATTGCTTCATAAAGTCCTTTTACATTGTTAAGTCTGGTGCCGTTTGAAAGTATCTGCACATTTCTTTTAAATATGCGATTTATACCGTATACCCAATCAAGTATGTCTGGATTAAGTAATGGTTCGCCACCCAAAATAACTATCTTGTCAATGTCTACATACTCGGCCCATTTTGCATAATCGGCTTCGTAGTCACTCCACTTTTGCCAACCAGCAAATGAATAGTTGTTAAAACGATTGCATCCTTCGCAAGTTAGATTGCAAACGTTAGTTATATAGAACTCAATTTTTGAGAATAGATGTTTTTTCATGATGTAGGAATTAAGGTATCACCTGAACATCAAGTGATATTAGATATTTACGACTATTACAATTACTGGCGACGTTTCATTGCTGCTTTGGCATTTGAATCTACCACTGCCCTAGCTTGGTCAACGCTCATACCTGTAGCAGCTTCAGTATCGCCTCGGAATCGAACTACATTAGAATTTGGTTCCAATGGCTCTAGTATGTTGCTAAGTGGCTCTTGGCTGATCAAGTCGCCCAGGTTGTCTGTAGTAACGTTAACGCCCAAACTTTTAGCTAGATCAATAAAGGCTGTCTGGCTGATTTGTTTTTTGGCACTTTCATCTTTGCTACGGCCAAGCAAAAACTGGCTTAATGCAGCCAGTCGTTGTGTGTTAGGATCTGCAACTTCGCGGATTAACATTATCTACGTTCACGTCCTAGGCCAGCTGGTTCAATGTTGGCGTCCATTTCTGCATCAATATCTTCTTCACCATCTGGGGTTGGAATTTCTGCATCAATACCAATTTCTTCTTCGCCTGGCATGGGTGGTGCAATATCTTGGCCTGGAACTTGTGGAGCTTGTCCAGTGACTACACCTAGCGCCTGCTCAAGTTGAGTTTTGGAACCTTGTAAATTTTGTAACAGGCCGGCTAATGCAGCTGTAGCGTCAGTGTTAAACTGCATGGCTTGGTCTACACCAACTTCGTTCTTGATTTGATCAACCAAGGCTGGCAAGTCTTTAAACTGCATGGCACTAATTTGTTCGCTCATTTTTTGCACTTGGTCAACCATGTCCTGACTGGCCAACACAACTTGAGCTTGTTGTACTTCACTTTCTTTTAAACGACGACGACTTTCCATAGCAGTCATTGTGGGATTGTTCAGTTGCTTTTGCAGTTGAGCAATTTCAGCCTGCTTGGCTTTGATGGCGTCTTGTACTTGACGTTTTTGTTGTGCAACCTGAGTAGCTTGCAACGCGGCCTGTTGTTGTGGATTTGCTGCTGGTTGTCCAGCTACAGGAGCAACCGATGCTTGAGTTGCTAAGGCCTGCTCTAACATTACCAATTTAAGATATGCTGGGTTCTGCTCACTTTGATGAAACTCAGGAGTGCGACGGTGTTCGCTGATCAATGAGCGCACACGGTTTAATAAGCCCTGGGCTTGGCGGCGAGAAATAGTATCAAATTTGATACTGGTTCCAAAATAGCTTTCAAAGACCTTAGCGGCCTGTTTTGTTGGGTTGGCTACGGCCAGTTCTTGCAGTTTCATTATCGAATCCTCG